ATTCATCTTCTCCTGTCGCAGTTTGGTCTGGTTGCTGTCTAATTAGATTACGCTGTGTGGTTTCACGCATAGCGGTCATTTTAGCAGCAATAGCGTCCATACTTGGGACTGCATTTTGGCTAGCGACCGCACCGGGATCGGTGTTAGGACTTGCCGTTGTCATATCTGTCATTTCTTCTTCCTTAATTACAGGGCCTCTATGGTTACCTGTTTTTTAACTGAGTTTTGATTCCCATACATATGAGAATCCGGTCCAGTTATACCTTTATTCCACGCAACATTATTTTTATTTGCTGCACCTATCTTATTCCTGTGATCAATGCTAAAATTCTTACCTTTATTAACTTCTGCACTGTTTTCAGCGCCAGTAAGTTTCCTAACATTGCTTGGATGATAAGGACCAGTATCTCCTATCCTTGCCATCACTAAATCTGTTTTATCTCTGCCACGTTTTGTAATGTCAGCACCCCACCATTCAATCCAAGTGTCGTAAGTAAAGTGCCATTCAATACCTCTATATTTTGCAGCACGTTTTTGTGCATTATATTGTTTCTTGAACATCAGCATTACCAACGCGGTTTTTTAAGTATACAGCCCTTTTGAGGCTATTTACAAAATTGTCTATGCCTGCAAGTTCGCTACCAATAGCAATTCTGCGGGCATTGTCGTCTGGAGTATAACCTCGCATTGCTGCAAGTTCATCTGCCAAACTAAATTTAAAGTGATGCACGAACATTGCCAATTCTTTCGACTTTAATAAAGCCTCTGCTTGGCTACCGTAATGTCTAACGCGGTCCTTTTGACTTGTAGTTAATTTACTAAGTTGACTTAGATCCAGCGTTAGGCGGCTGTTGTATGCATCTACTGCTTCTTCACTTATCATTAAATTTTCCTTTGCATTTCTTTACTATTGTTATTTAGTATTAAGAATATACCTTTGGATCACCCATAGCCATAGACATCATATCAAGTTGCGACTCAGCATCTTCGCCAGATACTTCAGCCATAATTTGCTGTGCTCTTGCTTGACTCAATGCTGCTTGTGCAATATCCTTTTGATCTTCTGGACTTGGCTGTTTGTTTGCACCTGCTTGTTGTGCTTGTTTAATCATAGCACCAATTTCTTCATCACTTGGCAAGTAAGTGTCGCAGTCCTTAACACCTAAAACATAAAGTGTATCAGCGTATGGCTTTTTAACTTTCTTGTAAATTTCAGGAGTAAGAGTTCCTTGTGCAACCATACCTTGAACTGTTTGATACAATCCAGTTTGTGCCTTTTGAATTACTTGCAAACGGTTTAATGCGTTTTCTTCACTTTGCATACCTAATGCAAGTTCCAATTGTAATTGCTTGCGATCAGTCATGCTGGTCATATCGTCCCATGATTGATAATCCATGAACACTGGCTTCTTATCCGGGCTGCATTGTGCTGCTAATTTCTTAACACCAAAGTCATCACCATACTGTATTAAAGTGCGCCAAATTAGATACAATGCTTCGCGTAAGCCTTCTGCTGCGTTACGCACAGTGTTGTCTTGGATGATTTGGTTAGGGCTCATAGCCAACTGTAGTTTAACACCACTGTTGCCTGCTGCCATAACTTCTGGGTTGAATACATCTTGTGGAGTAGTCATACCAATCATAGCCATTGTATCTTGTTGGATACGGTTCATACCAACTTCTAAGAAGTTTAAGTTGCCGCTTGGAGGAGGAATTTGGTAAACGTCTTTTGCCGGATCAAACTTACTGTCCAGGATAAAGATTGCAGACTCGCCGTCTTGTAACATTTCAAAGTCCAAACGATCTGGTTTAACACCAATACGCGGTGTTGCAGTTAGCAAGCCCAATTGAATTTCAGCACGAGCAGCACTTGTTGCATATTCCTGCATTGGAATAACAGATTCTGCAATACTCATACCATAGAAGTTGCCCGGCAATGGCTTTGGACACATGTTAGCAACAGGAATAAACTCAACTTCACGTGCAGAGATAATATAACTGCCCGAGTAAATTACTTCCACTAATTCTAATTCGCCATCACCATCAATGTCAAACTTGTTCCATACAGTAACAATAGAAACTTGTCTGCTGTCTGGGTCTGCAGAGGATGCAGAACTAACTGGGATACCCATAACTGGCACAGAGTCACGTGCGTGAATAGCCAAGTTGTTTAATACGCTACCTGCTTGATACGCTCCATTCATATTGAATTCTGCGTGTGTGCGGAATTCTTCCAAGTCAATATCTGGATACAAGTCCATTGCTTCTTGGATTGTCATTGGATCATAGTAACCGCAGAAAGGTTGATCTTTCATTTCAGGAACTGTAGGATCACAAATCCAATAGTGCTGTGCAATAGGATGGAACTTGATGTTTAGTCCATAACCTGTTACTTTGTATTTTGCTTTATAAAATGTATTGCGTTTGATTGCTGCTTGGACGATTTCTTCTTGGCCCATAACTTGATCAGCGAAAATCGCACTTTGTTCTGCTGCTAATGTGTCGTAATTGCTGTCATCTTCAGCACCACGCATGCTGGCAATGTGACTATCAATTAAACTGTCAGTTAGTTCTTTTTGTTGACTACCAAGTAGTTGTTGGACTTCAGCCATAACTGCTGCCATGTTAACATTAACTTGGCGTTTGCTTTGACGTAATGTTGTTAGTCCGGATTCTGCTGCTTGCAATTCAAATGCTTTAAGTTGTTCGTTTGTGCCTTCTGTTTCTACATAACGAGTTACTTGTTCACGTACAGGTTTGATCATCATCATACCGTTTTTGTGCATACATGAATCCATAACCCAACGCTCTAAAATAAAGTGCGGGTCATTCATTTGGTTTACAACTTTACTAACCATGTTAGTTGCTTGACGTGCTGCTTCTTCATCCCATTCGCCGTCTGCTACGAATTCAAAGTTGATTTCGCCGTTGGGCATCAAACCTTTGGCAATAACTGCTGTAGCATAATCTACTACTGGCTTGACGGAAGGGTGAATGTAATCTATGCCATTTACCGGCGCCGTAGAATCAGTAACTGCGAGACATAGATAGTGGTAGTCCGAAGCACGGTTCACAGCATTTTTAGTTCCTAGATACCTTAGGTAACTTGCCATCTTAACGTCCATCATATTCTTCATACGAACGAATGTAGCGTTTTGCTTGACGTTTTGATTGATGTCTGTTACTGGTACGTGTTTAATATCCAACATTAGGCTATTCCTTAAATTATTATATTATTTAGCGTTATTTTTGTCTGGACTTTCTTCTTTAGATTCTTGCTCTGCTGGCTTGGCTTTCTTACCAAAAATAGCATCCCAATTATCTCTAAATTGTTCCTTTGGAACTTCGAAAGGTCTCGCTCCACTGCCTTTACCCATATTATTTCCTTATTAATACTTTCTTTGCGATGTCTGCACCGCTAACTACACCCGCATATGCTAACAACATAGTCCAATCAACGGTATCAATGTTGTGTATGATTACATAAGTGCAGGTAGCATAACAAACGCTGGTCCAGAAGCGTGTCATGCTAAAATCACCATTAGAATCTCTAAAAAAGTCTCTAAACATTTTAATGTGGTAATATAATTCGCGGACGGTGTAGTTCATCATCTAAATCACAAGCATGGCACTTAGCGCCATCTGCATCCTCATCATCTAATTCATATACAGTATGAGGAGTTTTAGCAATCATTGCTGCGGTTTCAAATGCACGAGCATGTCGCTCGCACAAAATCATTGTATTCTGCTCTATAGAGCAAACGAATCTTTTTTCTATCATTTCTGTTCCTTATTGTATACTTTATCCACCTGGATTGTATATTTGTTTTACTGCTGCTTTGTTACTATAATCTCTAGTTATATATCTATCTCTTTGAGCCGCCATTCGTTGCTGTGGAGTTCTGTTATCCCAAGGTTCTGCAATGCCCTGCAAACATGCTAACAATCCATAACGAGCAGAGTCAATGCAGTCATCCGGGTCACTAAAGCGACCTTTCTCATCTACGAAATAGTTGCGTGCTTCACTTAAAAAATGCGTGCAGTTTTCGTTTACCATTAAACTTCCAACTTCTAACATTTGACGCATTTGGTTGATACCAAATGACTTGTGGTTAGTTCTGCGTCCTTGACTATCAGGAGGGTTCATAATAGGATCGGGAAGCACATTTAATTCATACTGTTCAAATAGTTCACGAATTGAGTTTGCACTCATGGTGTATCTGCCAGGAGTAGATGCATCAGCAGGTAAAACAATAGGACAGCCAAAAACCTCAGGACGAAGTAAGTGATTGATGTACTGTGTAGGAACTGCTTCTTCAACTCCTTGGACAACAATTTGTTTATGTAAAAATGCAGTTTTTTCATGCGGCTCCCAGTAGATTAAACTAATAACAGTTTTGTCGTTTACTAAACCCAAGTCGAGTGAAATAACTCGTTGTATGTTTGGCATACGAGTAAAGTCGTATTCTCCTGTTTTGTAAGTGGGCCAGTTGTTAAGTTGGAACACAGCGCCCTTCCCCATAACAGGCTTGCCTGCAATACGTGCTTCACGTTCATGGGGCAAATAATCTCGTTCTAATTGACGACGAGTTTCTGCTAATAAGAATGGTTCTCCCCAAGGACTGTATTCAGGAACGTCATCCCATGATACACGAATGAATTCGTAACCTTCTTCTTTGTTCCAAAACTTACTTACAAGTCCGTTTAAGCCTTTAAGTGGAGTAAACGAGCACAATACCTTACCTTGTGTAGTTGCAGTTCGCGTAACGATTTCACTGAAGAAGTCGTCGGGTGGTTGTTCGTCGAACACTGCTAAGTCCAAACGGAAACCTTGCATTTGCCTAACTTCCTGTGTGTAGTTAGCAAATAACAAATAACTTTTTGCTCCGCTTACATGTTTGATTTCTACACCAATACAGTTAGCACCATCATTACGCATAGTATCTGCTATAATGCAGTTTCTAGGAATAGCACCTGTGCCAAGATTCTCTGTTATCTTTACATCCTGTGTGCCCAATAATTCGTTTTGCAATACCAGTGCAACCTGACTCCAACCTTCACCTGCTACCATGCAAGTGATTGGCTTATTGAAACGATGTCCATTCCACCAAGCAGGATATTGCCCTGTTAAGTGCATAGCAGTTTCAAAACAAGTAGAAACTGTTTTACCAACTCGGTTAGCGGCAAGGATACCGCGGCGATCTGCTGCGCCTGTTGCAAAGAATTTCTTTTGGTGCTCAAATGGTCTAAAGTATTTGAGTTGATTATGCTCCATATCTTGAGCAACGGACATAGACAAATCTTGTAGTTGCTCTTTAAGTGGTCCTGGAATAGTTTTTAGAGCATCAACCGTTAGATTGTGCTCATCAACTACATAACGCAAGGCACGAGCCATTAAAACTTCGTTGCCCAGCATTATTATTCCTCCACCGGATTGTCTTTGCTTATTAAAGCCAAATAGTAAAGTGCTTCTGCTAAATCTCTAATCTCATTTGCAGTTGCAGTCCATGTTTCTGGATCGGCAAGATCTTGCGGCTTGTTAGTTAAAACTGCTTGTAGTCTTTCAGCAGTTAGTCGCATAACATGTTCACATTGTGTAGGGAATTTAACTTTGAATGCTTCCCTGTGAACACGATTGACCTTTTGTAAGATTAGCGTGTCACGCACCATGCGTTGTTGTTGTGCTTGATCAATAATGGCTGACTTTACATCGCTCATAGTCCGTCGTCCCACGGGTTATGTGCTGCCTCGTTAGTTAAACTTGCAAATTCACGATCAACGAATGTATCCCACTGAGTAGAGTTGTTTACACGGAACTTGGCACTTTGCATCATAGCACGTAGTCGTTTGCCTTGTGGAGTTAGTGTGCCATCTTCACGAACTGCTGTTTGTTCGCCAGTGCGCGGGTCAATCCACTTCATAATCTCTGGACGTTCGCGACCATACTTGTCAATTTTATTGCCATGAGGTTTTAATTCTAATGGTCCTAAAATTTCATAACTGATCTGTCCATTGTTATACTTGCGGAACATAACATGCACTTTCTTATCTTCAGCACGAGCATCTGGATCTGGATGCGGCACCATTGGAGTATAGAATGTGTTTTGAATTTGTGTCTGTGGAGGTAATGTTTTATCGCGTGTAGGTTTTGCTTTGAGTGGTTCTTCTGGAACTAACTCACTTTTCTCTACATATGGATTGTCGCCGCCGATAAATTTAGAATCTACTTCGACACCATTTAGTGTGTCCATTGCTATTTGGTATTTTAGTTTGTTAGCACGACCTTTTAAGTTTAAGACAATACCTGTCTCATCAAATACAAAACGTTCTAGATCTTTCGCCGTAGGGAAGTCGGTCATTAGACCTTCTAAATCATAATCGGCATTACTTGTGCTTTTAGGAGCCGTTGCGGCTACTTGTTCTGCTACTGCTACAATGTCTTCTGCTGTGACATCAATAGTATCTGCTGTAGAGTCATCCCACACATTTTCTTCGGCTGGAGCAGCCTTAACTTTCTTGTTCATTTCTTTTCCTTGCTATGAAAGGGAGAACTAGTGTCTCCCTTATTTCTTTATTTACGACCGGCGTTGCCTTTTGTTGGTCCGCGGCCTACATTAGTATTGCTATGAATGCCTTCTAATGCAGGATTAGTTTTAGCACCAGTGCCACGTCCACGCATTTCTAATGCACTAGTAACCATATTGGCTAATGTAGATTTTTCACTGCCACTAGATGCTTTAGAAGCCATAAAGTCAGCACGCTTAGAAGCAGTGCCTGCGTTACCTACTGTAGGACCACGCTTTTGATTGATGTTTTTAGTTGCCATTATTGTTGATTCCCTTTAGTTGGACCGCGACCCACGTTGATCTTGGCTTCTGCACCAGGCTTTTTAACTTGAGTGCCACCAATACCACGATATGGAGACTTACCATATGCGCCAGGTGCGTGTGTATCGTGAACGTGACTTGGAGCGCCTTTAGCACTACCTGCTCCACTGATTGGATCGTGACATGCGCCATCATTTCCGCGAGTTGGACCGCGTCCAGCATTGACAACACCTGTTAATCCAGAATGATTGCCAGCAAAACGGTTCTTGCCGCGATTTACTCCGTCGCCTGCCATGCCGTTAAAATCTAAATTACTGTTTGTTTTCATTTACTTTTTCCTTTATACATTCTATTGAATGATAGTAGTGCCAATTTCTTCAACGGCATAACATTATTTAGCCCTTATCTACTCCGCTAAATTTAGCCAGTGCTTCTGCAAATGCTATTTTCTTTGCTTCAACTGCATCAGCGCCTTCATTCACTTCTATCTTTGCCAAACTACTCATAACTTTGTTCAGGATCAAATTATGATACTTTAGCGTTAACTCTTGATTATGCGAGTCCCTGGCAGATAAAAAGTCTTGTATTAACAATTCTTCATAATCTTGTCCTTGAGACTTGGCATAAACTTGTTGTAGCAATCCTTCAATTGTAATATGACTCTTGGACCCTTTTGGTCTGCCTGAGCCTGGGCGTGGTCCGCCACATTTACCCTTGACTTTAACGGGTTCGCTTTTCTTTTCTTGTTTATTCTGTTCCATATAATTATTTATAGTAAGTTTATCTTAAATAGTACTATGAACTACTCTTGGACTTACGCCTCTATTAATGATGCCAATGACATCATGGGATTGAACTTATTAGTTCAACACGAAATCAATTCTATATTCAATTTTAATCCTAACGTGCTTGCGCATCAATTATCGTTAGCACTAGTAAATCAATTCTACACTGGTAAAACGGATTTAGTAGCACTTGCAAGAGATTCTAACAACAAACTTCTAGCATACACTTGGGCTAAAAGCGGCAATCATTCTATGTGGAGCACCGAGGAAATAATAAACGTTACTATGGCACACGTTGATCCTAACTTGTCTCCTCGCTCTAGAATATTACTGCTAAAAGATCAACTTACTATTTGGGAACGATTCGCTCAAATAACAAATACTCCTTTAATTAGTAGCAATACACTTAGACTAGAACAAAATGCATTTCTAAAATTACATAAAGCAGCGGGGTATATTGTGCGGGGTAGTTTTGCTTATAAAAAAGTTGACTTAACAACAAAACCCGCTGCTTTATTTGCTTAACTTAGTGTAGCGTCCAACATCCAAATATGTTTGCCCAGTGCTAGAATTCTTTCTTGTGCGTAATTGGCAATTTCTTGCAAATCTTCACTGTCGGCAACAATCATTAGTTCTTCATAAAACTCTTTAAGTGTTGTTAAATCTTTTTTAACACCACTGAGCAACTGCTCGCTATCGCCTTCAAAAATTCCTGTGCCAATTGTGCTTTGATCCAATACGAACTGCACTTCATTTGGCATTAACTCACCTAATGTTCTTAGTAGTTCGGCAATAACATCAATTTGACTTTGTAAGTCTTCATAAATCCCGCCGAGTAAACTATGGTCGCTGGTAAAGTTGCGTCCTGTAATGTTTACATGTGCAACATGACTGCGATAGTAAGCAGTAAAGTTATTGTAAAATACTTGTGTAAGTGATTCTTGCGTGTTCATTTCTTTTCCTTATCTTGGCATTTGTGCCGGTGGTAATTGGCTGTCGAACAAACTTGGGTTTGCACTGTATTGTGCCAATTGTTCTTTGGTCCATGGTCGGCCCGTCATTGGATTTATCTCACTGCCCCTCATTCTGCCTGTTTGAGGAGTTTGTGGTCCTAATTCTGGACTATAAGTTGCCATTTGCAAACCAGTCATGCCTTTACCTAAGTTTTGAACTACTTTGTTTGCTGCCAATTGACGAATCATTGCAGTAGTTTTATCCAACATAGTAGGAGCACGAACCGCTGCTTGTTCTGCAACTTGTGCTGCCTGTGCAACTGGTGCAGGTGATGTGGGTGCAACTGGTCCTGTAGTTGGCAGTGGTGCTCTTGGCTGCGGAACATTACTTGTCGGGACATTGTAAGTTGGCGTGCCAGTAGGTGCAACTGGTCCTGTCGGCAGTGGTGCTCTTGCTGCTTGTCTTGCTGCTTCGCGTGCTGCAATACCTTGTTCGCTGGCCATTTTTGCATCAGCGAGAGATTGAGCAGCCTTTGCACTAGCATCCCATCTGTTATATAGTGCTTTACCACCGATTGCTGCGCCCAAAGCACCTGCTGTGGGCACTACATAAGGTGCCGCACCAAGTGCAGCCGTAGTAGCAATGCTACTTGCTGTTGGCTCAACTTGTTGAATTTGAGTTGTAGGAGCAGGAGGCTCCCCAACATCTGCTACTACAGTTTTCTTTTGCTTTTCTGCTTCTGCTTGAAGATAAGCGTTGATCTCATCTTCTGTATAGCCTTCTGCCTTTGCGGCTTCACGATCAAATGCCATGTTCGTTCCTTTTAATTGTTAAAACTGCCTAAAGGCTTGCGGGCTGCTTTCTTAGCATACTCTGTTCCATATTCCCATGTGCTTCCATTCCACGTAGGAACTGGATAATGCTTGAATGCATCTACAACTGCACTTGGATTGGTGCCTGCTGGGTTATGTTTAGCAATGTAAGCAGCACGAGCAGCGTAAATGCCATCATATGCTTCATGTGCTCGCTTTTCTTGACCTGCCCATGCTTTGTTTAGTGCATCTGTTTTGCGAATCTCTGGGTTAGCACTGCGGAAGTCGTTCTTGGCAACTTGCACATCTTTCATAAACTGGTCGCGTGTCATTAGACTTAAACCAGAATACAGAGGTTGACGTGTAATGTCTACGTTAGCATCACGGTTGATCTTGTGTTCTGCTTCACTGATAGCACCTGGACCTGCGTTAGCCTTTAATGTCTGCGGTAGGATCTGGTTGTTTAAGCCAATTTGTGTGTATAGAACTGCTTTTTGTCTTTCGGTTAGGTTTAATGCCGCTACACGAGTAGACAAATCAGTTTGATCTTTGAACTGTCCAGTTAGTAAGTCACGTAGAATGTTACCGACTTCACCACCTTGGCTACCTTGCATCAATCCAGCAAGTTCTGGGTTACGTAAAATACCGTCTGGACCATTGATTTGTTCTTTACGAACACGACTAATCAACTTACCAGCATCCGCTTTTGGCTGAATGTCTTTTTCTACATATTCGTTGTAACGCTTTTGCTCGTCTACATCAACTTGGCTTTGGGCTTCACGGGTAAGTTTGGCTTCTGCTTCTTTACGCTTCATCTCTTCTGGAGACATGCGTCCTGTTATAGATGTTACGCCCGTGCTTGGAGCAACTGGACCGCCAACTGGTGCGCCTGTAGGAGCAACTGGGGCAGTGACGCGCCCTGTTACTGGAGCAGGTTGTGCCACTGGAGCAGCCTGAGCAGGTGCACGACCAACAGCACCCAAATCCGGACGACTTACACCCATACGAGCCAATTCATCTTCAGTTAAATCTGGCTCACCACGATTGATAGCGGCTTGTCTAAATTCAGCAACTGCTTTTAGTTTGCTGTCATAATCCATACGTCGAATGTTATTGGCAAATTGTGTAGCATCATTCTCACGACGGAATCCTTGCTTACGTTCATCTGCGGTGGCAGTTGCAACATCACGCACACGAGTTAACTTAGTTGGATCACCTTTGTAAGTTTCACCAGTTACAATGTTCTTAGTAACCAATTGACCTCGTTCATTGCTTTGGCTGCGATAAATGTTGCCTTCTTTATCTTGGAATTGTTCTGCACTTGTAGATACTTTACCTTGTGCGGCTCCGCTCATTGCACCTACTAATTGTTCTGGAGTTAGACGTGCGCCTGTTTCAGCATTGTAGCCTTCTAATGGAGTTCCGTTGCTGGATACTTTAACAATACTTGGTTTGCCATCTGCACCCATAACAACTTTTTCTGTGCCGATACCTAAACGTGCGCCTTCTTCTTGTGCAAGTTGTTTAGCACCAATTGCTGCGTAGAAAATAGCCTTTACCCAAGATCCGCCTGTTGTTTTTTCACGTAGATACTTGGCTAATTCAGTCTCACTAGCAGTGGATAACTTTTCCTGTGCTTTTTGCATTTCACGTTGTTGCGTGATAATGTCAGCAGCACGATTGCGAGCACGATCACGCATCCATTCAGGAGCGCTGTCATCTGTGCCTAATTTCATTAGTGCTGCTGGATCTTGTTGAGCACTTTGATACTGGTCAATATAACTTTTACTTTCAACTACTGGAGTTTGTGCTGCCGGTGCTTTTAAGCCTTGTCCTGTATATTGTTCTGCTGTAGGTGCTACTGGAGCAACTGGACCCGCTGTAGGTTGAATTTGTGCTGCGCCAGATGCATGTGCTGCTTGTCCGCCCAATCGTTGATTTACAATACGACGAACATTTTCTTCTCCACCGTTTGCTTGTGCGGCTGCTGGACTAATATAACCAGACTTTAAGTAATCACTAAGTCCCTTAGCACCTAAGAAATGTGCTGCTGCCAAATTGTTTTGTGTTGGCTCAACTCCGTAACCTTGTAGATACTTTGCGTTTTGTTGTGTGTACGCATCCATAGCAGCCGTTTGCTGTTCTGGGGTTGCTTGCGTAATGTCAGCAGGTAAGTTAGGATTTAACTTACGTGCATCTGTATAACCAGCAGAGGTTAAACCATAAGTGCCATATGCAGTGCCTTTACTTGGATCGTGGTATCCAATGTCTGGACGAGCACCACTTTCTTGGCGTGCAATATTAGCATTGTAAGTAGTTTGATCAGGAGCAACTGGAGCAACTTCGCTCGGTAGTTCTTGAGTAGTTTTAATCGTGCGGCTTCCGTCACCATAAGTGATGATTTCTTCCTTGTTGCTTACTTCACTCGCTAATTCACTTGCTTGTTTGGCTTGTTCTTCAAGTTGGCGTTTTAATTCTTCTTTGCGGCGTTCTTCATCCTCAAAGTTATAAGGATCCACCGGACCCTCGTAGCCTGTATAATTACCCATTACATCGTATGTCATCGTTTAATCCTTATAAGAAACCAAATATTTTAGTGCCAATGTCAAACAAACTTGGGCTCTCACTAGTAGTTGTACCTTGCTGTCCTGGGTATGTAGGAGTATAAGCAGCACCTGGCACTGTTGCCAATTGCTTGCCTAAATTGCTTGTCCAGTCCATTGGACGTTCTGCAAATCCTAACTGGGTGCCTTTTGCACCTAAGCCTGTTTGCAAATAGCCTTGTCCTAATTGTCCTAATTGACTTCCTGCTTGTAAACGTTGCTGGTTGATTTGGTTCATAACGTTTGCTGCTGCTTGCATCTGTGCGGCTTGCGAAGAACCTGCTAATTGTCCTTGTGCCAATGCTTGCCGTGCAGAACCCATTTGTCCAGCACCCCCAAACGTTGCACCTTGATTAGCAAGATTTTGTTGATATTGACTTTGTATAGGAGCCATTGCTGCGGCAAATTGTTCTTGTCCATAACCAGGAGCAAAGAAACTTTCTAAGCCGGCGATACCAGTGCGTGCTGCACTTTCACCTGTTTCGCCTAGTGTTTGTCCTACTTGTCCTGCATAACCTGCGCCACCCTGGGCTGCTTTCATCATGCCAGGCAATGCTTGATTGTAGCCTGTTTGTGCTGTGCCAAGATAATTTTGAAATGCAGGTAGCATGGTGCCATGCTTAAATGCAGATGTCTTTTGAATGTCTTGTATTTGCTCTGGAAGATAACTAACGCTAGTTTCTTTGCTGCCGCCGAATAAACTGTCCATGATATTAAATCCTTTTTATGCTAATATTTAGCAACTTCATTTCATGCCCTTGCTTGCTAAAAACTGCTGTGCGCTCATAGGATCTAGCATAGACAAATACGCTTGCTCTGCAGGCGTTAGTTGTGGGTAAGTTTGTGTGCCTTGTAATATGCCTAAGGCTTGTTGCATAGTCATCGGCGTGCCAAATTGTTGTAAGCCCCATGCTGTCGTTGGAGCATCTGCAACATCATTCCATTTTTGTGCATTAAATGTGGCGCCAGTTTGTAGTGGACGGTCACCCCAGTAGAATTTACTTTGCACTGGGCTTGTAGTTTTGTAAAACGGTGTAGTATCAATCATACCAGGGTTTAGATATTTTGGTGCTACTGGAGTTACAGGTCCAGTTGCAGTGGAACCAGGACCTGTTGGAACTACTGGAGTGATTACTGTTGAATCTCCGCCGCCATCTCCAACAGAGCCAACATCGCCCACTGAGCCAGTTGAATCACTATCGCCGCCGAACAAGCCATCTAATCCTTCGCCGATTGCTTCGCCGATCTCACCAATAGTGTTGCCTATTACAGAACCAAAGTCATTGTTACCAACGTCGCCACCTACAGCGTCATCGCCTACACTTGAACTATTTCCAGTTGCTGCTGCTGCATCACTTGCACCTACACCAACAATGCCAGTTGCGGCTTCGGCATCGCTTATACCTTCATTAGAAGATTCACTTTCTCCTGAATCAGCACCTTCATCGCCGCCTGAATTTCCAGAACCTTCAGTGCCATCAATACCCGAATCTGCTTCCCCGGTATCTGCTGCATCTCCTACACTGGAGTCTCCTACACTGGAGTCTCCTACTCCAGAATCACCTACTCCAGAATCACCAGCCGAACCTGCGTCTCCGCCGCCATCTCCGCCGCCATCTCCGCCGCCATCTCCGCCGCCATCTCCGCCGCCATCTCCGCCGCCATCTCCGCCGCCATCTCCGCCGCCATCTCCGCCGTCGTCAAATTCAATCATTCCTGTGTGTGGATTGACTGCACCTGAACCTCCAGCGTCTTTTAGCATTTCTGCTTCATCCTCGTTGATATGGGCTACAAGCGAATCGTGTCCGCGTCCCATATGTGCTAGATAAGCGTTTAATGCTCGTGCTGCTTCTTTACCGGATAACGGATTTCCGTCTGCATCATATACGGTAATGTCTGGAATTTGGTAGTGTGGAGATTTATTTTTCATATTACTATTTACTCAAAAATATGCACCGAAATTCGGTTCTCGGTTGTGTGCTGCGATATAATCTTGCCATGTAAGATTAAAGTCAGCGCAAGTAAACAAACTGATAAGATTACTTTTAAGATACGCATCATGAGTGTTTCTTGTTTTGTTTATTAGCGTTACATAGCAAGGTGCAAGTTCTGCCTTAAAGGCTCGTAATGTTGCAGCCGCTGTTCTTAGTGTTGTTTGGCTTCCTGCTAAATCATCCACTAATACTATTGGTTTTCCTGTTATAGTTCCTTCTGTGAAGTTTAATAGTCCATATGCCTTACGTGCTTTTTTAACTGATAGCAGGGGTTGATCTATAACTGCACTCATTGCTAATCCTAATGGCACGCCTGCATCTTCACATGCTGCAAACTGAACATCTTTAGAGGGCAGCATTTCAACTAATAAGTTCGCTGCCGTAAAAACAAACTTTGGATCAAACAATACTCTACGTAGATAAAACTGCCAAGTGTATATTGTGTTTGGCTGCTTTGCTGGCAGTACTGTTCCTGGTTTGGTTCTGTATATTGCTTTATGCTCTATTTCTTCTCTTAAAAATATCAGTTGCTTTTCTATATCTGTCATTGCTTTACTACTTGGACTGAGAAACTTCTTTGGTTCATTAGATAGTTAGTCACGCGAACTACTCCCGACATTACACTAGTAAATTTTACTTCCATGATATACCAATAGTATCCAGGCTCGGGGTTGTCTATAATACTGGTAAAGATAGTTTCTTGTTCGTTTGGATTGTTTATTGCATTGCTAAAAACATACTTCTTATACGCTACTTGTCCGTCTGGATTAAAGAAGTAGTCTGGGTTAGTGGGATCAAAGTTTTGTCCAGCACGATAACGATTTATAACAACTTCATATTCATAAGCGCCAGGGAACGCAGCATCTGTAAAAATGCTTGCGTTTATTTGACTACTGATAACTACTCTGTCTTGAATAGAAGTTACTGTTGCTTTGGCGTTGCAGTCTGTGGATAAAAATAAACCCATTGAGTCTATATACACATTGCCACCAGTGCCAGCAGCAAGTGGTGTGGTTGCCTCTGGTAGTCTCATCGTGAACCATTCATGATTACATTCTATAACACCAATCTTGTATGCTTGATTAGTGATTAAATCATCGTAGTCTGCGGGCGTTATACCAGTGCCATATATACCAAACGCTTGTCCTGGAGTGAATGGAGCAAAGCCCGGCGTGAATGGAGTTGCAAAAGTTATTTTAATAGTGCGGTCATTTAAGAACTCTACCCCGCTGATTGAGATAGGATCAACCCAAAGCGGAATTTCAGGAACTCCGATGGAGTTAAAGTTTTGTTTTGCAAACGGGGCGCGATAGTTGCCCGTTAAATCATACTGTTGATCGCCTAAGAAACTTACGCCCGCAAAGTTCTGTCCGGTAGCAGTCGGTCCTGATAGAACATAATTTAAGCCGTCGATAATACCTTGTTGGTCACTTACTGGAAATTGTGGCATTTATTATCTTTCTTTTATCTTAGCGGTCGTCTTCCGTCTCAGTAAACTGGAATGTCAGTGCGGTGCACATCCAAATTGTTCCAGGAGTGTTTACTGTGTCGCTGCTCAGTTCTATACTGTTTACGCGATGTGCGTTTTGATTTATCTGCACCCATGGATAATCAGTATTAGACATAAGTGTTTGCTCTTGCACAAACTGCGGCTCTTGACCCACAGAGTTTGCGCCTTCTACAGTTGCTGCCACTGCACCAACTAACTCAGGATTTACTACTGGGTTGATTTGCACGTTGTTATCATTTAAGTTTACAATCTCTGGCAACACACGATGCACTAGAATCTTACTGCTATAATCTTTGACTAATTTAATATTGTCACGACGGAATGTAGAGTTGATAGGCAAGCCGTTGATAAACTCATAACCTTGATCCTTCATAACGATAGGAACATCTTCTGCACCTTTGGCATACACAATAGTTCTACTTGCAGGATTGAATGTCCATACACCTGGACTTGCTTCGCTCCATACTGGACTTTCACATGCAAAGGTTGCTAAACTAACGTCACGGGGGGCGTTCCAGCAGTCCAAATCATAACGATAAGAAATCATTTTGTTTGGCACGCCAGCAGATGGTCCTTCAGTTGCTGCATTATGATCAGGAAAGTAAATCTCAATTTGGTTCTTCTCTGTATTAGTTTCCATATACACGCGGCTAATGTAGTCTTGATTTAACTGGTCAAAGAACCAATGGCGTACACGTTGATTGCCGATGCCTGTGAATGTTTGACCATTAAACGCCCATATGTCACGTGCGTCAATACCATATACCATATCGTCTGTGTTGGCCCAGCAGTTTGTGTTTAACAATCCGCGACCTTGGTTAAACAATCTAACACCCAGAATAGGAGCAGAAGTTGTCGAATAGTTCATTGGAGTGAATACAACTGTATCCCAATAACTGCCAAGATATAAGTTTCCGTTTGCAGGGTAAGCATCTAACAATGTGCCACGTAGCGGAACTTCTAACTGGTTGGCCACGTTTAGCACTGTTGGTTCCCATGTAAGCGGTGCTTGGTTAAGTCCAAACGCTTGACTCCACACAACGGATACTGGAAAGTTAGTTACAACATTATCTAAGTCTGTGGCGGTTAAATTGCCCGCTACTAAAATGTTGCCCACGTTTGGTGTAGAGTAAATGCGCATGAATCCAGCGCTTAGACTTTTCCAGTTTGGGTTATAATTCCATGTATATGCTGCGGATACTGTGCCACCGCCTGGGTAAGCAGATCCAGGCTGTGCCGTGTAAACTATTTCTGTTTCAGTAGCAGATAATACTTCACTGCTAACAACTGTATAAATTCCGTTATAATAGTTGTTTACGTTAGTGATTAGTATTTGATCACCTGCACTAAAAGGACTTGAGCCTATTGACAAGTTATAGTCGTCTTGCACAGTAATAGTTGCAGTAGTAACACCAACGACAATGTTACTGATACTTTGTGGTGCAATGTTGTTCTTATAGTTTACAAGATTAGTGATAACTCCGTCCTGTAGAAAGAACGGAGGATTAGTGCCATCATTAAAAATAACTACAGTGCCGTTCCACGCTTCAGATATGTTAGTGTTTTGTGAGTAAACAGAACCATCATAAGGAGCAGGGGGAGTAATATTTGTCCAGCCACCAGCGCCATTGCTTGCCCACCATTCGCCCTCTTGGTTAGCCATTATGAACCAAAACTCTCCTGCGTTTCTAAATCCGCCTGTAATAAAAGTAGGGATACCAGGAGCATTGGATAATATTTCTGCGTCGCCGGAAACTGAACGTATGCCTCTTACATCTGTTTCCACGTTGATACCAATATTGTATTCATTGCTGGTAAGTGCTGCCGATGGCACGTCAGGAGTGAACGACATCTTTGTTAGCGGTACTGTTAGTTCTGAATAACTCTTTTTAATTTGCGGCATAGGTAGTTTCCATCATAATACTATATTTAGTGGATTTACATCTGGGCTTGTATCTTTACTAGTTCATCTTGTGTGCATAGTATTTGAGTGCGGGTCCAGCCTGTTTCAGGTATCCATCGTTCAAACAAGATTTCCCATTCCCCAGGGGCATATTCTCGTTTAAGAACGTGTAGTTTATAATCTTCTCTGTTGACTATGTTTGGCCCTGTCTTAAATTGAGGTTTGGCTTGTCCCACGCCTGGGTTTGGTGTTAGATAGTGTTGCATAATTTTCCTTTAAGTTGGGTATTTTAATACGAATAGCAATCGTGCTTGTTCATCGTCTGGATACAGGGCCAGTGCGAACTCTTGACTAGAATTATACGCACGACCATCCAGCATCCATTTAGTCATTGACTGTTGATTTTGCATCATGGCAGCGTTATATGCTGACATTTGTTGCTGTGCCAATTGTCCTAATTGTCCTTGAGTGGGTGAGTAAGATTGAATGTAAGAACTTGTAGACTGTCCTGCATTACCGAACATGCTAGAACCGAATATTGAGTTAAACATTATAAACTCCAATCTATTTCAAATACTCTATATTGTTCACCGAGCAATGCTTTAATCAATTGCTCGTGTTGTGCTTCTTCTTTACTTGCCCATAAGCCGCCTAGTATCTTATGAGTTCCATAAGTTGGAGGCAGTTGTGCAAAGTTGCCGTCTCGAGTCAATCTCATTAGCATATATGCTTTAATTGTAGCAGGAGATGTTATTTCTTTTATCTCAGTCATAATTAAGTATCGAGTTATATAATAGGTTAATTCTGGTTAAGAATCATCCAGCCTTTGTAACAGTGAAATCTTGACTGTTAAACAGTTCATTCAATCGTCTAACTTGTTTACGAGCAGAACCAAGACTTGCATAACTGGTTTTCTTATACAAGAATTTTGGCCCGTCGAGACGCCATTCTTTACTGCGGAGATTAAATGGTTCTCCACGGTACAGTATAAGCCAAATTGCTGGAGTTGCTAAAACTTCTAATACTGAATCATCTTTATGTGCTGTTGCGATTACGCGGGGTTCTGGTCTGGACATTTTACTGTTATTCTCTTTGTTAGTGTATTTGTTATTGTGGGCAGTTCTAATACTGCCAATAACCATTGTTCTGGTTCCCAGTAGATTGAGTAATAACTAAACTGGAAATCATATTGCATGTGGTGGGCATACTTCTTACATATTTCTTTTAATTTGTGTTCTTCATCTTCGTCAAGCAGTGCAAGACGATTGTTATCTGTTGTTGTTTCAATCATTTGGGCTGTTTCTCTCTTATGAAGAAGTGATTATGATTGCAGCAGTAGCGATTAAAACAACTCATTTTGACAGTGTGGTTCTCGTCTAATGGCATGCCATATAGTTCATGTGCAAGCAATCTGTTGGGTTGGGTCATTTGATTCTTGCCATTTTTATAAGCACCGATAACGTTTCCATATGGAGTAATTGCTCCAGTCCATGCCCAGCAATCCGCTTTCTTGCCCTTAACTACTTTTGCATGTAAAAAATTAGTGTTCCATTCCCATGCACCCGAAGAGTGCGTAGTTTCTCTTTTTAGTCCAGGGCTGTAGCCTCGTGGGCGTCCTACTGATTTCTTTTCAGTCGCTTGTTCTTTATCTGTTTTCTTAGTCATTTTGTTTCCTTTGTTAATTACTTATCATTCACTTATAATATAATGGCGTTTAGAACGGCAAGCGCGTAATTTAGGTGCGTAATGCGTAGCGTAGATGGGGTTTTTTCCTGGTTTTTAAGAAATGTTTTTTTTAGAAAAAATTTTCTAGCAGTAGCAGGTAAGAATCAGCGATTATTCTACGCTTCTACGCTGATTCTACGCACCTAGGTCATTCACTAAGGCGTTTAATACATTTCGATTTTAAATCTTCATTAAAATCAATAGATGACAACGCACGATTTTGAGTAGCAATACATCGTCCCTTAACGCCTTGTTTATATAATTTTTTCGCCGCCCGAATCCTAGAATCGCAATTTTTAATAATTTTATTCAAATCTTTAGAATTCATCGAATTTCGTCTCTCAAACTATATTGGTTGATTTTTTCCCCAACTAAATTACCCTTTTCGTCTAATGCGTCAGAATCGATAAAATCGTTTATATCAAAAATCTTTTTATCAGGAACGTTCAATCTATCCCAAATAGCATAAAATCTGCGGCGAGTAGCGCCACTAGCACCTGTGTGCGGATAAACATCTTCTTGATCCTCAACGCAGTCCCAACCCAGTTTAGTGTTTAACCAGTACATCATTTGGTTCTTAAACCAATCTTTAGTGACTTTTGCGTTTTCGGCAACTTCATAAAGTTTATGGACATCTTTAACACTAATAACAGTACTGGATCCGTTTCTAAATAAATCCATAAACTTTGGCATAAAAATATCAATACCTTTGCGCTGTCTCATAATCATCTCTTTATAATATATTCCGTGTATAGGTGCCAATTCTTTTAAGTTATACGCATCGTGTTTTTTAATAATATAACCCAACCATTTTGCTATTTCTTCGCGGTTATTATAAACTTCTCGCTGCCAAGTTTTAATTTGGCTAATAGCCGCCTGCTCTTGTTCCTCGGTTAGCATTTGATCTAAATTATCAATTAAATTCATACTCCACGCGACATAACGGGCTAAATTCACGCGGGCAATAATTGGTTCAAATCTACGATCCTCACCGCTACTGCCACTACCTGCTAATTTAGCAGTAGTAGTAAAACCGTTTCTAAAGAATAAAAAGTTAAACAATCTAACCACATCTCTAGCGTCTTGCCCCATTTGTCTATCGCGATATTTTCTATCACCAGTGTAAGCCTTTATTTTATCAATCGCCACACTACTACTACTTTGTTCATTCACTTTAATCCACATCTTGCCAAACAAGTCGCCGTTATGAGTTCCGTTAAAAGTTTCTTCACTAACTTCTCCGCAGCATTCGTCTGTAAAAATAGTTCTAATAATGTTAAACAACGTGTCGCGTCCAGTTCCGCCTGTAGCACAACTATCAATATTCGGGACCATCACGTCTTCTGGATGCACATAACGATATGCGATAAGTCTTTCCAGTTGATCGCTATAATCTTCTGCGCCGCCCGCTATACTTAAAGTTAGCATTAAAAACGCAATATGCGGATCGCTGTCGTGTATCGGTTTTAACCAGTATCTACGGATATCGTCCATTTGGTTATAAACGCCAGCAACATTTCTAGTAGTAAAATCTCTAACTATATCCTTAAAGAATCTTTGGTTATCTTTCGCGAATCGTTTAACTTCCATTTCGTCTTTAATTTCCCAGTCTGTGCTATAAAAGACTAAATCTTTAAGTTCCATATAGTCATGGTCTTTAATACGGATACCGCCAATACTATCCTGCTCCACACGCCACCATTTACGTCCGTTGATAACATAATGTATATTGTTATCCTTAAAAGTTTTCAGCACACTATCAGTAGTATTTTGCGTAATATATACTTTACTTGCTTGAGCATTTAATTGTGCTAATTTAGTAGCAGCCACTTCTCTATTTGTTTTAATAGTAGTAGCATTTAATCGTTTTAAGTCGATATCGCTTTTAAGCGCTTTTATCGAAGATTTAATTTGCTTTTTCTTTTTAGAATCTTGTTCTACTGCTTCTTCGCCATTTAAGCGAATAACATCTGCTTCTAATGAAACAATTTCTCTGCTTAAAGCATTTTCTTGTTCTTGAAACGTTTGTATTTGATCTTCTAATACTTTCTTAGTTTCGTCTGTTAAAGTTATTATCTCAGCCATTTTTATTTCCTATAATCTTTTAAGATGGCTCTTGCCATATCTTCCAATCTATCTTCATCGCTTGTTCGCAAGCAGTCTTGCCCGCATCTTATTTTTAAGAAGTGTATCACACTGCCCATAGTCACTGCCCCGTTTATGGCTCCATCGTTCCAAACGCCAGCAGCATCTCGCGCAGTTTTTTGCTTCATCATTCCTTGAGTGACATACTGAAAATCTTGCAAACTAAACCCGCCTGCTTTTAATCCCCATCCAATATTACGCCACATAGGATAACTGCCCACGAAACAACCTTTAAGTAGTTCTAAAATCTTTTTCTTCTTACTATCCGTCATAGTATATTCTACAACTGGTTGATTTGCTATGGCTTCGGCTGCAACTGCGTCTTCTTCGTTTATAAGTTCTATTAAAACTTCCATGGCTTCTCGGGGCAGTATTTTATCGGTTTGCTCAAAATACTTGCAGTCAGGTGTCCCGTAAAAGATTCTTGTAGGATCTTTACACGCTTCGTCTGCTTGTTCAAATACTTTTAACAATCCTCTGTTTAGTTTTCTCAATCGCCCAGAATCTGTTTCAGGCTGGGGTAGTCTAAACATTATCCTAAACTTATGATGCTGCTCTGTAAAACTGGGTGTAGCATAAAATCCCGCACCGTATAAGTTGTAAAAATCATTATCAAATAAATCTCTAATAGTCATGCCATTATCGATATCTACCATGACAAGTTCTCTACTAACAAAGTTCGCTTCCTTGCGATTTTCGCAAGTCAGTTCAGCACTGGTAGCAACGCCATCTTGGGTTATAAGAGCAAACACACTATCCCAGTCGGCTTCTATATTCACCCATCCATAGCCGAGATTTACTCCGCTATCTTTCTTTGGCTTGCCCCGTATTGTTTGGTGTATTGATAGTTTCATCATTTCCTCATTATTTTAGCAATGCGTTCTCTAGATTTAACAAGGTCTAAAAACTCTTGTTCTTTTACACGCTCTAAAAATATCTCGTGTTCTGCTAATCGTTTATCAGTTGCTTGCTTTCGCAAATTTATTGCTTCTTGCCTTACCGCTTGTGCCTTGGCTTGTTTTATTTTATATTCTTCTTCTTCACGCTGTAATCTTTCCGTTTCGGCACGAAGTCTTGCTTCTCTAATTGGTGCATCTGCTAACCATTTTGCTTCGCGTTCTGCTTGCTTGCGTTTTGATTCTGCTTCTAAACGCTCATGCTCGATCCGTGCTCGCTCTGCCGCAGCCAACATATTTTGTTTAATTTTTTCACGCTGTGCTTCTCTAGCAGTTAATTCACGCAGACGATATTCTGCTTCTGCTTGCTTGAGTGCTTCTTCGAGCACTCGTTTTGCGTTTTGCTCTTCAATTTTACGATTGTGTTCTTCTAATGATAACACTTCACGGTATTTGCGATAACTAAAAATATTACGTGCTCGCATATCATCCGCTGCCTTTTGTCTATCTTCTAACCAATTAGGGCTGCCTTTTTTACTATTCCATAATTTAGCACCAGTCATCAACAAGCGAACTATATGTTCATCTTCTAAATCGTCAGGGCTTGTTTCGTCAAATTTCTCAATTTCAAACATATCCCATTTAATATCGTTTGCTAACAAATATTCTTTAATATTTCTATATACTAATGTGCTAGTCTCTTTGGCATTTTTTGCATCATTACGATGCTCGCCAATTCTTCTTTTTGGATTATTAGTTTGCCCAACATAAAATGGATGCCATTCATCATCAATCATACATCTTAATTCATAAACTATGCCTGTTTTTTTCTCATTCATCATATCTGTCTCCATTATAATTGTATATAGAACACTCACCACCATGTAGCCGAACCATATAAGCGTATTCTAAAGCGTCTTCTTTAACCGCAAAAGAAGAGGAAGATGTATAAGGGGCAGGCGAAAGACGTTTGTAATTAGGATTATTTCTGTTCCGAATCATTTCTAGTATGCTGTCGGTTTGTCCCTGTAATGTGACTCGCCACTCTGTTTTATTTTCCATAATTCTCTCCATTATTATAATATTTTGATCCAATAGCAATAAAATCTTCGATAGCAGAATTTACTACTTGTTTTTTACCGGCTTTAATTAATTTTTTAATTCGTTTTGCTTTGTTCTTACCAATTCCGTATCGCGTCGCGATATCGTCTTTAGATATATTTTCACCCACTGGTTTAATGCCATTTATTAAAATCTTAAATTCATTCTCATTGATTAGGTTTTTATCTATCCTTGGACGAGCCATCACTACCTTCCCCAACGAATGATGCGTCATCCATTCTGTATTATTCCACCAATTAGCAAATTCTTTATTATAATCTGCGTTTTTAGACATCATAGATTTCGTAAGATTCCGTAATTGTTGTTTAGATTTCACTAATCGTCGCCACTTACTTTTATAGATCTCAAAATCTCGAGATGATTTCAACGCTCGCGTTTTACTCATTAAAAATACTGCTTTATACAATCCTAAATGAGTAGGATAAATTTTACATAATAACAAGTGTGCTAAAAAATGTTCTCGTATTGTTAAACGTACAAGATTAGTGTTATCGTTATTACCGCCTAAACATTTAGGCACAATGTGATGCACTTCGATATCATCATCTTTCGCTAATTGCCTTTTTTTACCACGATAGATTAAATTATCGTATATTTTTTGATAGTTCATATTCACCTTTGTTTTGTTCCTTCTTCCGGAAGGAGTGTCCCGTTCGTGCAGACAACTACGGGACAAGTTGTTGGAAGCCTGGTGAAGTAGGCCTGCGTAAATTAATTATACACTATTTCACTTTTTTCGCAAGTTTATCGGGCAAGTCATTCGCATTTCCTTAAAATATGTGCTACCCGATCTCTAATGCTTTTATATTGGTCGGGATTTTTTTCTCTAATACTAACTTCTTGTCCGGATGCCACGCGAGCCATCATAGCATAATGCTCGGCTTCTTCCTGAGTGTCAAACTCACGGCTTGTCCATTTTTGGTAGTCGGGGTTTAACCGATTTCTAATCTCATCTAATATCTGGTCTATATTAGCATGGACTATAACTTGGTATTTTATCATATATATGT